CTATTGCGCGAGTTCGGCTTTCCGATCTTCGTCAGCCTCTGGTTCATGTGGCGCGTCGAGAAACGCATGGACCGCTTCACCGACTCCATCCAGAACCTCCTTACGGCCGTCACGGTCATGGCGAAGACCATCGACGGCCTGCCGGCCCCGCGCCCGCCGACGAACCCACACGCCTGAAGGAGCGCCATGTCTTGGATCGCAACAGGTGTTCTGGCTTTGATCGTCGCGCTGATCGTCGGGGTGGAGATGCGTTGTGGACGTCGCAACAAGATCTTCCACGCGAGACTCGACCCTGAGGTCGACGCACTGAAGAACAGCGTGGTCATGAAGTACCGCGAGCGCTTCGGCAAAGACCCCACAGCGGAGTTCCCGCTGATGGACATGTCGAACGGACGACACGCGGCGGGCAGCAAGAAGTCATGAAAACAGTGCTCACGGCTGTGACGATCGCCCTGGCGATCGCATGGATCCCGCTCGCCTGGCGCTTTTTGCGCGGGTGGCGGAATCGAAAGAACCCCGTGAGCCTCGCCATCTGTGCAGCGCTCTGTTTGTTTGCGTATACGAACGTCATGCTCGCGTTGGAACTCAACGACGGCGAGTCTTGGGAGTTCTTCACGATTGCGACGCGTGTATTTGACGTCGTGGTTGTGGTGAATTTCTACGTGGCCTTCAAGTGGTCAAAGAAACGTTTTCCGGACGCACGCAGTCACCCTGTGGAGTACACCGTGCCTCCCATGAACGCGACGAACACGCCCCGCGAGTCGTGATACGGTCGGGGCGTGAAGGACCCCATTCGCGCTCCACGCGGTGCTGCCAACATGGGCTCCGCGGGCCTGGCACGGACCGGACACGCACCGGGAGAGAGTCCACGTTGGGAACTGGGGGAGATCGTCGCGTACAACTCCGCAACTCACACCTCCTTGGTTCGGACGCACACCGGACGTCCTCTGCAAGACGTTCCACAGATCAAGGGAACGGCGAGCAGCTACGACCACCTCGCTACGGGAACCACTGTGGTGATCTCGTGGGACTTGGGCTTTCCCGCCATCATTGGATGCATGGACTTCGTGGGGCTGACGCAGGCAGCGATCCCGTCGCCTACGCTGACAGGTGTTGAAAACGTCGGCAGCGACGACCCGACACAACCCACGCAAGGCACCAACACGTACAAACCGCCCGGCGCTCCGACCGACATGACGTCGGGTGACTGGGCCCAAGTGGGAACCTTGGGCAACCACGTCGCAGTGCTCGAGGGCGGCGTCACGTTGATGGGAAGCCCGTCCGCACATGTTCAATCCATCGGAACGTCGGGAACCGTTCGCACGGTCGCACGACGCCTGCAGCAGTTCACGGACTTCGGACAACTTCGAATCGAGAATGACCAGGGCCGAACTTCTCTGATCCTACGCGCGGGCTCGAACCAATCCTCCGAGGTCGGACAAGACGAGCAGCACTGGACGATCCGTCTCGACCTCGGCGCGACGGGGGATGTCCTCGACTTCCGCATCAGTGAACCCGAGGGCAAGCTGCTTTTCCGTCTGCATGCGGGTTCAGATGGGCGCGTCCAGATCTACGGTGACGGTGGCGTAGACCTGTCGTCGGGCAACAACGGGACTGCCGAGATGCGGCACGACATCGCTGGGGCCCGCATTTCAAACGTGACCGGAGATGACACGCATGCGGTCCAGGGCGCATCGACGACGACGATCGATGGGACGTCGACAACATCGATCGCGGGCGACGCGACTCAGTCAATCAACGGGAACCTGACCAGCTTCATCGGGAACGCTCACACCGTGGGCGTCAGCGGCGATGAAGACCTAACGGTCGCGGGCAAACGGACCATCAAGGTCGGGGGTAACACCACGGCGGAATTCGGTGGAAACGATTCCCTCAAGATCGACGGCAGTGCTGATACCCAGATCGGCAGGAACTCGACGACCAAGGCAAGTGGCGTCCTGAGCGTTGACGGCGTGCAGGTCAAGCTCGGCGGAAGTGCGGTCCAGCCGATCTCGCGTGGCTTAGATTTCGCGAGCCAAGTCCTCGCGCCCATCAGCGGAGCGGCTACTGCACTGATCGCAGGTGCCGCCGCTTCCGCCGCAATCAGTGCAGCACCGCCATTTCCTCCCCTGTCAGACGCCCCCGCGTTAGCCGCGCTTACGGCCGCATGTTCTGCGTTCGCATCCGCAGTCATCTCGGCAGTCGCGGCATTTCCAGGAACGCTCTCCACCAAGGTGAAGACGGAGTAGATATGCCTGCATGGGACGGAACCCCTGCGATCGGGATCATCCTGGCTCGGTTCGCTGAACTATATGCACGTGCCCTGCGAATCGACATCGCACGACAAGCACAGCGCGCTGAGCGTCTCTCTAAATTGATCACCAAAAAGTAACGATGTCCAACTGGAGCGCAATCGACCCGAACCAGCTCTTGCCTAACGTATTCACGTCGGCAGTCAAAGCAGCGACCGGTGCATTGTCAGGGGCTCTTGGAGACGCGGCCGACGCGTTTTCACTACCCACGCTTCCCACGATTCCAAGCCTCCCCAACGCGTCCGACGCCGTCATCAAAGCGATTCTTTCAACCATCAAAACACTGGTAACTGGTTCGGGTGTTCACGTAATCGCGATTCCCGTGGCCAAAACAGTACCGCCTCAACCCATCGCGATACCGCCCACTTTACGAGACCTGCAGACCACGCTTCAAATCACCCTTGGACCAACAGACACGGTTGCTGCGGACGCCTACGCAAAGTTGCTCAATTCAAAGGGCGGAAACGCGGGGTTCTTCAAGACGTTTGCAGCGTCTTTGATAGACGTACAAGACCCCAACCGTCCGCGGTATGAAAAACAAACCGATGCAGTTTTCATGGCGGTTTTGTTGGCAGGGTCTCCTCGATATCACGAGATCACGGCGGCGGCATCCGTGCTTGATCAGCTCACACGTCCCAAAGGTGGAAACGGATTAGCTGCACGTACGGTCCCTATTCCACAAAATCTAAAGGCGCGCGTCGCAGGTCGAGGAGTTGCCGTCCGTCTGGACTGGGATCCACCGCCCGCCACGTTTCTGTCTCCGTATTTCCCCGGAGTCACGTCGTCCGTGAATCGATACGCGGTCATCCGCTCTAGTGATGCCAAGGCCCAGAGCGCGCGCTCAGTCTTGGACTTCTTCCCGACGCAAACACTTACCGAGGGTATGACCTCAGGCAATGCCAAGGTGGTGGCAATCGGCTCGGGCAAAAACTCGTCTTATCTAGACACAGACGGTTCGATTGACGCGACCAAACCAGTCTACTACTGCGTCGCCTGGGAAGTGAACGCGCAGGAACCCAATACCAAGAACGTGCTGCCATTCGACCGTGTATCGAATGTTTCGAAGTTAACGCCGCGCGCGCCTGCTCCGCCTCAAACAGGGACTGCACCTGATTGGACCGCAGTAGCTTCATCCATTGATACATTCCCTACGCTGGCGAACGCGGCGTCACTTCTTGTCGAGCAGGCAAAGGTTCTTTTGGATGCGCAGGGCCCTTCATCGTCAGATAAATTGAATGCGGCACTTGGGCTGGCGCAAGATTCAGCGAAGCGATTGGCCGCACGCTCAACGGAACTGGTCAACGACGTAAATCGTTTAGCGACTTCATTGTCCAGGCCAATACCGAGTCTTTACGTAACGCAAATGTCTAGTTCCAAGGGAGGAAACGCTTTCCTCCTTTCAGAACTGTCCAAACGATTGAACGATGCGTCGGACGGGTCTCGTCCTCCGTTTGACCATGGGGAATACGTTTGTGGTGTATGTTTTGTAGCCGGTTCTCCGCGTCTCGCAGACCTTGCATCCATCATCGCGTTCTTTAATGCACTGTTCGGACCTGCCAGTGCTTCGAACCCTTTGTTGGGACTTCTGGCAGCGATCGACACGCCTGTCACACAGGCGGAGACGGCAGTCTTCCAGACGAACATGGTGCAGTTCCCTGCGGGGACAGACCTCACCAACATCAATCCAGCGACGGGACAACCTGTGGTTCCTGTGACGCCTGTGACGGCAAACGACGGGACGCCAGTCGCGACCGACAGCCCCCAGAACCCAAACGCAGGCGATACGAACGTCACGCCCGTCTCGGAAATCTGCTGACGGACTATTTGTTTATCGCGCAAGCGGGGACTATCATTCCGCGTGCCCAAGATCCGTGAGTACTCGTGCGACTGCGGGAATCGCTTCGAGTACATGCACATGACCGACGAGGATTTGGCGAAATGCCCCTCATGCGGAAACCCCGTCACTAGCGCTGACGAGATGTTGGGGGGCCATTCGTGCACGACGATCGTGCCGATGTCGCGCACCTCACTGAAGAACAAGGCAGGATACGTTCACACACACGCTGACCGTCCAGCCGAGAAGGGCTCGGTCTCGGTGCCACGCAACAAGGGAGATATCTGATGGTGACTGCACTCAAAGATCTGCTCGCGTCGAAGAAGTTCCTCGTCCTACTGGCTGCGATCATCGTCGCGATCGCCAGCAAGCTGGGGCTCAACCTCGACCCCGACATGTTGACCCAGATCATCGCTCTCGCGGGCGCCTACATCGTGGGTCAGGGAATCGCCGATCATGGCAAAGAAGCCGCCAAGATCAACGCGGCAGCAAACGACAACGCTGCTCCGGAAGCTCCGGCCGCTCCGGCCGCTCCGGCTGCTCCGGGCGCTGCAACCACAGTCGCGGTCTGAAGGAGTCCGTCATGAACAAAATCTTCGTCATCGCTCTCACGTTCTTCATCGCGACGTCCTCTGGCTGCGGCGCAGCGCAGGACTGCCAGAAGCCCGAGAACATGAACTCGGTGAAGTGCACGGCGATCAACAGCGTCATCGACTGCACCAAGAACGAACTTCCGGCCGTGGTGACGCAGTTCGGTCCCGTGGTCGAAAAGCTCATCGGAGAGTCAACAGGCGCCGATGGCGGGGTCGACTGGGGGCATGTCGAGAAGATGCTCGGCTCGCTGAGCGCCAGCTACGGTGCATGTATCCTGGGTACGATCATCCAGACGTACGCCTCGGCGCCTCCCAAGCTCTCCCCAGGAGAGGTCGCACCGAACATCCCGATGCTCAAGGACGGCTTCAACCACGCACGCACGACGCTGTGGAAGCTCGACCCGAAGACCAAGATCCGCACGTCGAAGGGTGACCTGTGAGCGTTCGCCAGATCGACGGAATCGAGCGCCGTCTGAACTGGCGCCGCCAGCCGACTGACCCGCGCGACCTCGTGCTCGTGCACGGCCCAGCGCTCATGGCAGCGCTTCCGCCAGCAGCGACAACACGACATCGTGCCGAGCCTCCGATCCGTGACCAAGGGTCGCTCGGCAGCTGCACACAAAACGCGGGCTCCGAAGCGATGGGCTTCGTCTACACCGTGTCGACGGGCAAGCCTGACCCGATGTTCTCGCGGCTGTTCGGCTACTACTTCTGTCGCGTCAAGATGGAAGGCTATCCACCATCCGAGGACAGCGGCTGCAACGTACGCGACGTGTTCCGCACGTACCGGCGCTTCGGCATCTGCACCGAAGCCATGTGGCCCTACGACATCCACAAGTTCGCCAACGAACCGGATGCACGCGCGCAAGAAGATGCGTTGAAGCACCAGGCGCTGAAGTTCTACGCCTGCCTGACGCTGCACGCGGTGAAGAAGTCGATCGCGGACGGCTGGCCTGTCATCTTCGGCTTCGACTGCTTCGACAGCCTCGACAGCGCAGAGACGGCGCGCACCGGCCTCATCCCGATGCCGAAGTACGGCGAGGGCAGCATCGGCGGCCACAGCATGTACATCGACAGCTACGACGACGCCAAGCACGAAGTCAGCGGGATCAACTCGTGGGGGACGGGTTGGGGTGACCACGGCCGCTTCCGCATGCCCTACGACTACTTCACGCAGGGCTACGCCTCGGACGCGCACACGCTCCGCCAAGAAGAGATCTGACACGTAACCGCCTATAATTAGGCCATGGCGCAGAACCTGACCGTCGCGGGCGCAGCCGCGATTCCACTCGAGGACGGGGGCGCCACCGCTCCCATCAACCTGGCGGCGACGCTTGGTTTCACGCAACGTGCGGACTACGCGCGGTCGTATGCCGGCGCCGTGGTTGATGACCCCGTGAGCCTGGGCACGCTGACGGTTCCTGGTGCCAAGGGCATCATCGTCAAGTGCTCCACGGGCAGCTGCGTCATCAAGTTCCAGACGATCGGAATGAACGCATGGCCGCTCGCGCCGGGCGGCTACTTC